GCAGTTCTCAATCACTGTTGCTGAGCACGGATACGCAATTGCAGTATCAGAGCTCCTACTTAACGCATCATTCGATGACGTTATGGCTTCAGCTTCACGTCTTCTTGGACGTAACATGGCTCTCTACCTTGATGGCCAGGCTCGTGACACACTTATGGCAGCTTCATCCGTAATCTACGGTGAAGATCGCTCAGGTCTTACAGCTGCAAATGACTGGTACGGAGCAGGTACAAAGGGCACATCACGTGCTTCAATGACCGGCGCATTCGACTTGTCAACAAAGACAGTTAAAGATGCAGTAGAAACACTTGCTACAAAGAACATTCCTCGCCTTGGTGAGACATATGTTGCATTCGTTCACCCACACCAGAGCCGTAAGCTTCGTGACAACCCAGAGTTCATCGAAGTAACAAAGTACGCAGCTCCTGGTAACTTCATGCTAGGTGAAATTGGTCGTCTATACGACACAGTATTCATCGAAACAACACAGATCCAGAAGGTCGTTGGTGGTGCTGGTACTTCATACACCACAGATACAGCTGTTGATCCAGCTTCTATCGCATACCCAACTGGTGGCGGATACACAACTCCAGCAACAAAGACAGGTAATGGTGGTTCAGACCGCTATTCAGCAATCTTTATTGGAGACAACGCATTCGGTCACGCTATTTCACTTCCAGTGGAACTTCGTGACGGCGGTATTCTTGACTTCGGTCGTGAGCACGCTCTTGCATGGTACGCAATCTACGGTCTTGGTCTAATCACTGATCAATCTGTAGTTATCGCAGAAACCAACTAATTTAATAGGGGGCGGGGTAAAACCCGCCCCCACCCTAAAAAACTATCTAACAGGAGAATACACATCGTGGCAAAAGCAAAAGTTACTGACGTTACAGGACGTCAAAGAGAAGAACAAATCAAGGCCAGTGCAGAAGCTCTAGCAGCTCGTGCAAACGAAATATCTATGGCAACAGCGACAAAAGATTACCGTGACGCTACAGAAGTTGTAGATCTTACAGCATCTGTACCAACCGTAATCGATGAGGTTGAAGATCTCGGCGTAAGCCTCGCAGACGACTCAGTTGTCGTTCGTGTTGCGGAAGACCTTGAAATGATGACAATTGGAGCAGGCAACCACTACTCTTTCCAAGCGGGCAAGAAGTACAAGGTTTCACAGGTTGTAGCAAATCACCTCCGTGAAAAAGGTTACTTGTACGACCGTTTGTAATTCGTACAAGTTCTAATCGTCCCGCTCCTACAACCGCCCTCCTGTAGGAGCGGGGCCTTTTTTATCTAGATTTATTTACGATTATGCAGGATGATTAGCGTATACAGCAATCGGAGGATTTGTGGCTTCTATACAGCAGCTCTCGGATAGATTAAGAGCAGAGATTGGCGACATCGCCAGATCCTTTACTGACACCTTTACCAGTGACGGTGTGGATACTCGCTATCAACTTTCCCAAGCTCCGGTTCAGGGATATACCCTATCCGTTAAAGCTACAACCCCAACCTTGACTGCTACAGTCACAGCGGCTTCAGCAGCCTCAGGTGTTATTACATACACCGCTGCAAACTCTTTTTCAGTAGGCCAAGTAGTTACAATCTCAGGCCTATCTACCCCAGCTTTTAATATTACTGCGGCAACTATTACTTTTGCCAGCGCAACACTTTTTAGAATTACCAACAGCGCAACAGGTTCAGCCGTTACAGCAGCCTCAGGAACAGCCCTAGTACCTTCTGTTACAACAGACATTTCTTCTGCAGTAACAATTGAAGAAGGCGTTGGAGTTATAACTATACAGACTTCTGCTGTACCGGTTAACAACTCAACAATCACCGTTATGGGTCAGGCTTACCGCTACTTTACAGACTCTGAAATTTCTTATTATGTTAACGTGGCTTTTCTTGAGCATGCTTCCCATACTACTGACAGTAATGGCAGTCGTATAACTCAGATTTCTTTGCTTCCCCCTATTGAAGAATACCCTCTTGTTCTTTTAGCGTCTACTATGGCTCTATACACCCTGGCAAATGACAGCGCTTTTGACATTGACATTATCTCTCCAGATGGCGTATCTATTCCGCGTTCGGAACGCTTTCGTCAGCTAAACGAAATGGTTCAGATTCGCAAGGATCAATATAAAGAGCTGTGCGCTATGCTCGGTGTAGGCTTGTTCAGACTTGAAGTAATGACTCTACGTCGTATTAGTCGTCTTACAAATCGTTACATCCCTGTCTATCGCCCTCAAGAAATTGATGATAGATCTATTGCAGATCGTGTTCGCTTAAACATGCCAGATTATGGAGACATTACTCCTCCTGGGGCAGTGGTCAATAGAGATATCTCTATGTACGCTGGGGATGACTTTGAGATGGACTTCCAGTTTGCATTCGACATTAGCACTTATACCCCGAAGGCACAAATCACCATACACAGTGGCCAAACCTATGCTCAAATTGGGCCTCTTATTTTGGGAACCTTTACCTTTACAAAGTATTCTTACGACAGCAACACCGTTGTAGATAGCTTAAAGCTTAGGTTAGCCGGTTCCGTAACTAAAGATCTACCTAAAACAGCCTACTACGATATTCAGCTGACATCCTCCACAGGGGTAGTCAAGACCTACTTAACTGGTAAAGTCTTTACAGAAAGGCAGATCACCACATGAGTCCAATTTGGGAGTCCCAACCAGCCTACGGAATTGAAATTCCAAACATTACAAAAGTAGTAGATCCTGCTGACATTATTATCCGGGATATTGATTTCCCGGCAGTGGCTTTTGCCCACACCCAGGGGGTCTCTAGTAATAGTTGGACTATAACCCACAATTTGAACTTCTATCCAAACGTAACCGTGATAGACTCAGCGGGAACAGTCGTTGAAGGCGAGATCTTTTACACTAGTAGGAATATACTTACCGTAACTTTTAGTGGAGCATTCAGCGGAAAAGCTTATCTTTCATAAGGAGAGAATAAATGGCACGTAAGTTTCTAACGTCAATTGATTTGGCGAAGAACGAACTACAAAATGCAGTAGTTCAAAACTTGGCAGCAGACCCATCTAGCCCAATTGCGGGTCAGGTCTACTACAACACATCCTCCAATGAAATGCGTATCTATAACGGTACGATCTTTGAAGCAATTGGTCTTAACGGCGTAACAGCAGATGCCGCCGAACTCAACATCCTTGATGGCGCTACCCTTACAACTACAGAGCTTAACTATGTTGACGGTGTTACAAGCGGAATTCAAGGACAACTTGATCTAAAGTCTCCTCTAGCAAACCCAACTTTTACTGGCACAGTAACCCTTGATACTGGTGTTAATCTTGTATTTGAAGGCACAACAGCCAACGCGTTTGAACTTACTCTAACCTCTGGCGATCCAACAGCAGATCGAGTAGTAACTCTTCCAGATTTAACAACAACACTTGTTGGTCGTGACACAACTGATACTCTTACAAACAAGACTATTACAAGCCCAACAGTATCTGGCCTATACCTTTCTGACCTTAGCATTGTTGTTGAAGGCTCAACTGCTGATGGTTTTGAAACCACTCTATCTTTCGTAGACCCAACAGCTGACCGCACAATTTATGTGCCAGATGCTAACGGTACTCTTGCTCGCGTTGAGAACAAGCTTCATGACTTTGCTCTTGCAACCTCTTCTGTTGATCTTAACAACCAGAAGATTACAAATCTTACAGACCCAACTAATCCACAAGATGCTGCTAACAAGCGTTATGTAGATTCAGCAGTCGTTGGTATTGACTGGAAGCCTTCGGTACGTTTAGCAACTACAGCTGCTATTACCTTAGCTACAGGTCTTGAAAACGGAGATACTCTTGACGGAGTAACTCTTGCTACAGGAGACCGCATCCTTGTCAAGAACCAGACAGACGCAACAGAGAACGGTATCTATGTAGTAGCCGCATCTGGTGCTCCTGCTCGTTCATCTGATGCCGATACTGCAGCAGAAATTACAGCCTCTTTTGCAGTATTTGTAGAAGAAGGAACAGTAAACACTGACTCTGGCTGGACGCTTACAAATAACGGCGCTATAACAGTAGGAACAACAGCTTTATCTTTCACACAGTTTACTGGCCTTGGACAAATCACAGCTGGTGCTGGTCTTACAAAGACTGCTAACACACTTGATGTAATTGGCGGAGACGGAATTACTGTAAACGCTGATAGCGTAGTAATTGACCGTGCAGTAGTTGTAACCAAGTATGCTACTAACGTTGGAGATGGTACAAACACCTCTTACACAATTACCCACAACCTTGCTACTCGTGACGTAATCGTAAGCCTGTTTGATAACTCCTCACCTTACGCCGAAGTTATGGCTGATGTAGAGCACTCAACTACAAACACCATCACACTCCTGTTCTCTGTTGCACCAACTACTAATAAGTATCGGGTCGTAGTACACGCATAATGAGTCGCCTAAACCTAACCCCCGTAAACATACCTGCCCTAGCGGCAGCGCCTACAGTACCCACCATTAAGGTGGGTGACTTGTATTTTAATACAGGTATTAAGGCGCTTTATGTATGGAACGGTACGGTTTGGTCTGAGGCTGGCGGTGGAGTAACAGTTTCGGCTTCAGAGCCTACAACTAACCTTCGTGAAGGTTTACTTTGGTTTGACCCAACATCAGACTCTCTATTAGTCTATTACGATGGTGAGTTTGTTCTTGCTGGTGGCGGTGGCGGAACTTCTACAGCTAGTGCAGCGGATCTTACCTCTGCCTGGTTCTTGGGGGTCTAATGGCTATCAAAAGAATGGGTGTTGCAAACCCCTCATCAAATACATCTACAACAGTCTTTACGGCAGATGCTGCCTATCTATGTTCAGTTATTGCAACTAACAAGGGAACTGCTGCAAGCACCATCCGAGCTTGGGTTGTCCCTAACGGCTCAGTCTCAACAGCAGACCACGCCTATATGCTCTACAACGTTGCCCTTCCAATCAGCAACGGTATTGAATCCCACCGTTTTGCCATCTCTCTTGGGGACACGGTACGCGTTTCAGCTACAACCGCGGATGTATCTTTCTCACTAAACGGTATATATGACTCATCAGCATCTATTGACGCCCATCTTTTACAAACTACAAATGTTCATGGTATAGTCGATACTGCGAACTTAGCTACAATTACCACCACCAATGCCCTCAACACTCGTCTAATTTCGCTAGAATTAGGCTTGGGAATTTTTGACTAGGAGATAGAATGCCAAACTATACAAGCCTGGAGACCCAGGTAACCGCAATCAAAGCAGAGATCTCTTCTGGCCTTGCGGCATCACAGTACAGCGCTCAAGATCTAGTTTACGTAGCTAAGGCGCTTGAAGCGGTAAGCCACGTTGTAGCACCGGACGGTGTTTCTAACATCACTGTTAACGACAACATCTATCTCGGTACATTGGCTGAAGGATTTGCAACAACTGCTGCTCTTACAAACCCAACTTTAGTAATAACAACTACCGCTACAGATTATGCTCAGATTGCGTTTAGCAACCGCTCTTCTAACGCCAACGCATCTACAGATTTAATTCTTTACTCAAACAACGGTACAGATGCTTCTGGTTACCTCGACATGGGTATTACTTCTTCTAACTTTGCTGACCCAGACTTTACGATTACTGGCAAGGGCGATGGTTACATCTTTATGGTTGGCGCTGAAGCTAGTGCAACCGACCTAGGCAACCTAGTACTAGCTACTTCAGATACAGGTACACAGAACAAGATTATTTTTGCTGCTGGTGGTCTATCTTCAGATAACACACAGATGGTTATCACTCCTGATGTTAATGTTCATATTGAAATTGACACCCCTTCTACCTCACCAACTACTGGTGCACTCACCGTAGTAGGCGGAGTAGGTATCTCTGGTAACGTAAACATTGATGGAACAATCACATTTGGTGGAGCTGGTACCACAGTAGAGACTGCAAACCTTGCGGTTACAGACCCTCTAGTATTTACTGGTAATGATAACCAAGGTGATGCACTTGACCTTGGTCTTGTTGGAGAGTACGCAAATACTGTTTCTACTATTACTAAGTCTGTATCTAACAAAGCCCTTACCTCTAACGTTGCTACTTTGACCACCTCAGCGACACACGGGTTTGCCGTGGGTGATATTGCTGTTATTACTGGTGTGGATGCAACATTTAATGGTACTCACTACATTACAACAGTTCCTACAACGACAACTTTTACTTTTGCTAAAACCAACGCTAACGTAACTTCCGTAGCAGCTTCAGGCTCAGTATCAGTATCAGGACAGCGCAGATACGCAGCTGTAGCTCGTGATGCTTCAGACGGTGTTATCAAGTTCTTCAAAGATATTACAACTAAGCCAACATCTACTATTAACTTCTCAGAAGCTAATGCTGGGTTTGCTGCAGTTCAACTTGGCGCTTTAACAGCAGCCTCAGCTACAATTGGAGATGTATCTAATACAGAACTTCAATATGTAAATGGGGTTACTTCTGCAATCCAGACACAGCTAGATGCTAAGTTAGCATCTGCAACAGCGTCGAC